GGATTTAGCTCTAGTGTGTTAAACCAGTTAGCGTCTAATATGTCTAGCGGTATTGTAGACATTAGAGCAGAAGAGTACGGAGGACAGCCAGTAGAAGTATACCCTGCTCCTTTAAAAGCCGCTTATACTTTAGGTAGTGGTCTTTTTACAACAGGGAAACGAGCTTTAACAGGTGAAGACGAAAAGGCTGCTCCTTTATTACGTTCTTTACGAACCTACGCTCCCGGTGTTGCTAACGTAGATAGGCTTCTACGTACAACAACAGGGGAACGTTTGTTTGAAGATTTATTAGATTAAGCTGTACATTTAATACTCTGAGAACAACTCTCGTAATTCTCTAGTAACAGCCTCTTTATCTGTTTTTCTACAGTATTCCGTAGAAGCATAGGTTGTACATACTAACACAGTTTCGTCGTCTTTCCAAGGGTACGTCGTAGGCTTTGCCTTATTGCTTTTTACTTCTCCACCTGTTATAGAACACCCTGATAAAAAAACTAAAGACAACAAAGATAGTAGTACATAAAATAAGTGTTTCGTCATTCTAACTCCCGTTAAGTTTATTTCGATAATCGTTTATTGCTGCTTTGATTGCGTCTTCAGCTAAGACAGAACAGTGAATTTTTACAGGGGGTAATGCTAGTTCTTCTGCTATCTGGACATTCTGGATGTCCTCTGCTTGATCTAGGGTACGTCCTTTTACCCACTCAGTCAGTAGAGAGCTTGAAGCAATAGCACTACCACACCCGTATGTTTTGAACTTAGCGTCCTCAATTACACCTTCCTTGTTTACCTTAATCTGTAGACGCATAACGTCCCCACAAGCTGGAGCACCAACCATACCAGTACCTACGTTTTCGTCGTCAGTATCTAACTTTCCTACGTTACGTGGGTTGTCGTAATGGTCCATAACTTTATTGCTGTAGGGCATGGTTAGTTATACCTCACAACTGTTGCCAGTACAGGCCAACTGTTGTGATCCTTCCGTCATATCTGTTTCCTCTGAAATGTTCCAGTCAATGTCATAAGGAAACTTCATAACTAAGTCTTTATAAGTGGCTTCGTCTACAGGCTCGTAAGGTGCTTGTTGGTACGTGTGTTCTGAATAAGGTAAGAAACTAATACCGCTCACCTTGTCAAACTTATTGTACAACCATTGTCCAACTTGTAAGAACTCGTCGTCCCTGTAGTAACACGTCATACTAGGTTTATGTTCACACCAGTAGTCTTGGTACGTTTCCCATAGACACAGTTGTTCCATAGCACCCATTTCAGAGGCCACCACAGATCCTTCAGGAGCCTTTATAGGGAAAGAGAATACCTTAGTAGTGGGTGACATTACATCGTCCTCTACAGGAACCTCAGCAGCCTCTAAGACACTACACAGAGGATCTCTTGAGTCTGCTCTGACTCTTCTGATGTATTGTTGAGCGTACCGTGGGTGTATCCCAGAAGCACTGTCCACTAACTGACTCACTGTACCCGAAGGTTTCACAGCAGTAATGGCTGTACTAGAGTTAATGTGTAGACGCTTGGCCCATTTAGCGTTAGTCTGTATTGCTTCTTCTTTTAGTTGTGTCAACCAGTGTTGCAACTCAGCACGTCCGGTTCTACCTGACATCGTTGCATGATCCATAATGCCCGTCAAGGAAACACCAAGCAGGGCTTCTTCTTCAGTGTTGTCCTTCCAGACTTTTCGTAAGTACCTAAAGTCAGTCAAAGTAGCCTGTAGTGTACCTAGTATTGCTGCTGTTTTTACTTTTAAACGTAGACTCTGTAAGGTGTCTTCTGGTTTGATAACAACCTCTGACAAGTTACAGAACTGGTAAGGTCTTAGGATAATCTCTGAACAAGGGTTCGTACCGAAGTCTACTTCTGCATCTCTACGTCCGTTTCTGGCAGCTTGTTGCTGACTAGCAGTTCGATTAAAGACTCCTCTTTCACCTGACCTAGACTCGTACAAACTCTTCCACTCATTCAGAAAGGCTTCAAAGTCAGGCTTCTCTGTGTAACAAGCAGAGTTATTAGCAAGGCCACGTTGCGGATTATCTACCCACCATTGTCCTGACTTAGACCGCCTTAGTCTGTCGTCAGTGAGGTTACTGAGACTGATAAGAGCAGATCGCCTGACTCCACCGACGACGACGATTTGTGCAATTTTACAGCAGAGATCATGACACTCGACTGAGTTGAGTTTTCTTCCAGAAGCTGCCCTAAAGAGGCTGACAGTAAACTGGAAGAGGTCGATAAGAGGCTCAGGACCACTCGCTCTACCTCCGAAAGTTTTAAGGGCTGACCCCGCAGGTCTAACTCCAGATACGTCCCACTTAGGAACTTGACCAGTATAGAGCATTGCGATAAGTTCTCTGTAAGCTTTTGCCCACCCAATTTTTGAGTCAACGACGTGTACAACGGTATCGGTATCATAGAATTGCTCAGCAACCTCCGGTAATTTAGTAATGTATTGACGTTCAACGCTAAAGCCTACACCTGTGCCGCACATTAAGACGTACATCATCTCGTCAAAAGCTTTGGGGTGGTCAATAGGTAAGTAAGAACAGTTAAAACCAGCAACATTATCTTTCCTCAAAGCTTCTCCTGCCGTCATCAAAGCTCTCATGCTAGGCATAACTTCAAGCCCGTAGATCTGCTTAAAGATTTCTTTTGCTTCTTTTTTAGAGAGTTTGTTTTGGTCCACCCAAAAGTCTAAGTAACGATGAATTGTTTCTTCCCAAGACTCTCGACGTTGTAACTCTGGTAAGTACCTTGCGTACCTTGATTTGTGTATGTACTGTTGATATGCGTCCATTATATTTCGTAGTCTCCTTGTGTTATTATAGACAGTTTTATCTGGTCTAATAAAAAATATAAATCTGCTGCTTGTAAGTTAGTAGACATCACTACTGAATCTTCAGACTGAACCACACAAAAAGCTTTGTCGTAGTTTCCTAAGTCTTCCATCTTCGTTATACTATCAAAGACCGGAGTTACCCCGTCTTTTTCTTTGTGGAAACCTCCATCAATAACTTTCATTAGATACATTTTCCTTTAGTAGTTTTTCCAAGTACCACTTACACTTCCGTAAGTCCTCAACAGGTTTTTTCTTATAGTTGTAACGCCAGAGGTACTTCAGTACGTTACCTTTTAAGTACCCTTTAAATTCTTCACTGGACATACTTGCTTTGATTGCTTCAATAGCTTCTATGTTTCCATTGTTGTAGTGCTTTGGTTTGTTTACAACGTCTTCTAACGAAACACCGTCGTAACGAACAGCGTCCACTTGAGATTTCTGGCTGTCCCATTCTTCAGGTGTTATATCATTCAGTTTCATTTTTGTCCTCCTCTTCAAGTTCTTCTAACTCCTCTTCAAAAAAGTCTAGTCTGTTTATTAGTTTGTCTTCAAACCTATCTAATAACTCTTCTGAAGTTATCTCTAAACATTCTAAGAAATCATCTGGATCGTAAGTTTTTAATAGACGTTCTTTTATTTCTTCAAGTGTTAGTGACATCTTTTACCAACTCCTCTATCGTGTTCAACGAATACCACTTTATATTTTGTTTAGTACACCAAGCAGCCATTGTTATCTTACTTCCTTTTCTGACTTTCTTAGTTGGGTTCATAAGTACGAACACCAGTGTTTGTCCTTCAGGCAGACTATCGCGTACACTGGTGTACTTTTTAGTGTCTCCTTCTCTGAAAAACCCTTTACATTCAACCAGTGTGCCTGAAGCACTATGTACAAAATCAGGACAATACTTACGGTGCATAACATAAGGAACTGTAAAAGGTTCATACTCAAATCCTTCTAAGGTTTCAGCGACGGCTGCTTCAAAGTTACTACGAAACTTGTGTTTCTTGTACTTTCGGTTCATGTTTAACCTCTGTTAAAAAGCGTGGACCAGTTGAGTAGATAAAGGCTCTCAAGTTAGGCCAACAAGTTTTTTTATAAGCACAGTAAGAACAACCTACCGCTAGTTTTTTGTTACCGCTTTTACCGTCAGGAATAGCCTGATAACAAACTTCCGGTGGTTCCTTCTGCTTAACTACTTTCTTTATACGGTTGATCTCTTTACCCATATCAAATGCTATAGTGTCATTAACAGGAGCTTGTTTGTCTTCCTCGTCGTACATGAGGTAAGTCACATAGCCGTTCTGTTTGTCCATAGCTAACCAACCGTACTTCGTTTCTCCTTCTGAGGCTGCGTACCCTTTTATCTGGGACACATAACCGAAAGGATCATCGTAGGCTAAAGACCCGTCCCTGAACTTCTTAAAACCGTAGGTAGAAGCAGACTTAACGTCCGTTACTACACCGTCGATTTTAGCGTCCATAGAACCTTTGATGCCGTTGACCTCACAACGCTTCTGCTCGTCGGTTACTGTGTGTCCTGCTGCTTTAGTCAGGAACAAAAGTAACTCTTCGATGAGGTGTCCGTACATAAACTTAATGTACGTATGAGGCTGTATGTCCTCTCCTTTTTCTACGTCGTTGTACACATTCCAGAGAAACCTGTCTTTACGTCCTATGTTGGACATACGTAGCTTTCTACTGTCGTCGTACTTTTCTGTGAACTGTTGACGCATAAGGTCTTTGACGTTCTCACCAAACTTCTCGATACACGCTTCTATGTCTACGTCTTCCGCTACTTCTTTAGTGGACACAAGGTTGTAAATATCATTAACTAATGTATTTACAGTTTTCATTTTTTATGGTCCACCCAATGCAGCTTACGTGTTTCGGGATCAAAAGCAACAAGCACGACACCCATGTTTTCTTGTTCTTTAGTTCTAACACCTCTTAATCTTCTAGGTGCGGGGTTGCGTCTTTTGTCTATTGAAGTTGATTTAACGTCTATAAGGGTAACTTCCCCGTCTTTTGTTGCAACCATGTCAACCGGACCAGAGCAGCCAGCGTTCTTAAAAACTTCGTAACCGTTGTCCCACAACCAAGTAACCGCATAGTATTCTGCTATGTCGCCCTTACGGTTTGTGCCTTCAGCAATAGAATAAACTCTTGAACCGTCTTCTTTAAAACGTGTATTGGTTGTCATTGTTACTCTCCTTAGTGGGTTTCAGCCCACGTAGTTCCGATTTTGTATTCACCGTCAAGAGGACACCTAAGACCAAACTCAAGTCCTGCTGCCTTCAAACACTCAACTGCAAGCCAACCAAATCTATCTGCGTTTTCTGCCCTTACTTCAGTTTGTACTTCATCGTGGACATTGCCGATAAACTTGTAGTCTAAGCCCCACTTAGTCGCGTAGTCATCCAAGATCACCAAAGCTTTTTTCATTACGATAGCTCCTGCTGCCTGTAATAATGTATTCAGTGCAGCGTGTTCTGATCGTACATGAAGTCGTCTTCCGTCAAGTCCTTTGATGTAACCTCTTCCAGATGCTCGTATAACTCGCTCTCGTAAAGTGCTAAGAGAAGGTGTATTTCTAAGAAACCTGTCTTTAAGTTTTGCACCGTCCTTTGCACTTCCTCCAACGATGGTTCCAAGTTTAGAGTCTCCGGCTCCGTATAAGAAGGCGTAGATGAAAGTCTTAGCTTGAGGTCTTGTTTCAAGTCCCGCAGCCACTTGATTTCTGGTGTGTACATCTTCTTTGAGTAAGACATTAGTAAACTCCTTGTCGTTCATGTAATGAGCCAGCATCCTTAACTCTAAACCGCTGGCATCAAAACCCACGAGCTTCTTATCTTCAGGTACAGTCCAACAGGAACGACACTCGTGACCGTAAGGACTGTTACTAGAAGGAATCTGAGCCATGTTAGGATTTCTGTGTGTCATACGTCCAGTAACAGCACCATTACTAATGACCTGTCCATGAACTCTACCGGAGTCTTCCTTGACGTGTTCCAACCAAGAGTTTACCTGAGCGTTCCGTTTCTGTAGCATCAAGTACTCACTTATGGACCTAGCTTCCGGTAAGTCTATTGTCGAGAGAACCGCCTCGTCCACAATAGGATTACCTTTTTCCGTAACCTTCTCAAAAGTAGCTCCAAGTCGTCCAAGCCGTCTTGCAATTTGTTGACGAGAGCCGACGTTAAAGACTTCAATTCTGTCCTTAAGTTTTTTACCCGTCTTTCCAGACACTCTTTTATGTACAATAGGTGGAAACTTCTTCTGTAGAACTTCCTCAATATCATTCATCCTCTCCTTAAAAGTAGCACATAGTTGTCTTGCTAACGTGCTGTCCAAGACCCAACCGTTAAGCTCCTGTTGGTGTACAATGAACTGAACCTGATGTTCTAGTTCGATTGATTCCGGGGTAAAACAGGACATCAAAAGAGCTAGTCTCTTGTGTACTGCTTCCGTTACCTCCACGTCACGCTTACAGTACTTTATCATGTCGTCGTTTAGGTTGGACCAGTCGTGGTAGTCTCCCTTTGGGAACCCAAGTTCAGTACCCCAAGCTCGTAAGGAGTGTCCTCCAGCCTTACTGGGGTCTGCTAAACGGGAAAGCACCAAAGTATCAATAACCCTATCAGAAGCCACTGAGATCCCCCAGAGGCGTTTTAAGACAGGTAAGTCGTATCCTATTACGTTATGTCCAACCACGCTTACAGAGCTTCTGAGAGCTTCTGAGAGGCTTTCTGGACCAGTGTGTACCTTACTGAGTCCGTTTTCCCTTGTTACAGCACACCAAATCTGTGTAGGGTCCAAGCCGTCCGTTTCTATGTCAAGATAAATCAAAAGTCTGCACCTCCTGTATGTGGATTAGGTACTTCTGACATTCTACCTGTGTTTCTGTCGTAGGCCAACCAACAAGCCGGACCAGTTTCTCCTGTGTACCTGTTTTTCAGGACACGGACTGTAGTGGTGTTGCGTGTTGCCTCGTTCTCGTTCTGTTGGTCACGTTCCATACCGACTACGATGTCGGACAGTTGAGCGATTGACTGAGAGCCACGTAGCTCACCAATGCTGACTTGTCCTCCGTCTTCGTGTGCTTTACCATTTGAACGTCTAAGGTGAGACACAAGAAACATACTGATACCTGTCTCTGACACGAGCGTTCTAAGCTTAGTCATTATTTCGTCGATAGCTTTACGCTCGTCACCTGATTCCTGTGAGGAAACCACGATGGACAGGTGATCTAGGACCACAAAACGACAGTCCAGAGACTTGACCATGTACCTGACACGGGCTAACAGATTGTCAGCCGAAGTAGAACCCCAATGGTCAAACAAGTAGTACCTACCGGTGCCTAATGTGTCTTCCCAGAACGGCCTAAGCTCGTCTACAGGAGTGTCTTCCTCTAAGTGTAATGGTCTGTTAGCTGCGATTGACATAATGCCTAAAGTGGTCCTAGCGAGGTCTTCCTCTAGGGCTAAGACTCCGATGTTACCTTCACACCGTTTCAGTAGGTCAAATTCTAGTTCACGTATGAACTGAGACTTACCCATACCGGAACCACTGGTGATGGTAACTAACTCGTAAGGTCTGTGGCCTTTCGTGAGGTGGTTAAGACCTTCCCACGGATAAGGTACAGACTTCACCTTACGCTTCTCGACGAGCTTGTCCCAAGTCTCTACACCTGCGACGATGCCGTCCGGTTGGTAAACCTTAGCTGCCCACCATTCAGCCACAAACTCTTTGACTTTGTTAGCCTTGAGCATGTCCGAAGCGTCCTTCATTGGTAGCTTCATTATGCGTAGCTTGTTAGGGCTGAACAGGTCTTTTACCTTGTCTACTGCGTCTTGTCCTGCCTTGTCGTTGTCGAAGCAAAGCACGACAGCTTCAAAGGAAGACTCTAACCACTCTAGTTGCTCTTTGATTTCTTTGGCTGCATTGGCAGCACCAGAACGTAGCGACACCACGTTCCATTTGCGGTCCATCATTTCAAAGACTGCCAGTGCGTCTAGTTCACCTTCTGTAATCGTTAAGTACTTGTTAGGCTTACACTGTGCTTGCCCAAAGAAACCGACGTTCTCCAGTGAACCATTGCAGTAGAAGTTTTTGGTGCTTACATCGCGTATCTTAGCCGCTGTGACCTCGTTAGTGTCGAGGTTGTAGTAGGGATAGTAATGCTTAATGATCTCCCCGGTTGTGCTGTACTCTACTGTTACTCCGTACCTTTTAGCCGTGTACTCTGATATCCTACGGTCTGGTATAGAGGCAACAGTGCCGCCCATGTTTAACGGCTTGTATGTCTTAGTGTCTCCCATGTCGTCAGTACCTCGTAAATGGTAGTTACAACTGACGGAGAAACAGTGTGCTCCTCCGTCGTCGTAGATGGCTAGGGCATCCGAAGAAGAACACTTCGGACACCCCTCATGTCGAATAAAGTTAGCCATATCGGAAGTCTTCGTCCTCCTCAGTATTCAAAGATTCTTCCAGAACTTTTATTTTAGTTACGTAAGTGCTGACACCATGTACCGGATGTTCATTACCCAATGAGTAAAGAAGTCTTACTTTAGAGTTAAAGGGTATCTCTCCTTCGTACTCTTCTCCTTCTGAATCAAAGACTTTCACTGGAAACTTAGACTTAAACTTACGTTGTTTATTTCCTTGGTAGTCTCTAATCTTTACACCTTTGCTCCCTAAGTCTGCTGCAATGTCCTCCTGCATCGTTATTGTTACAGTGAAAGCACCTGTGTCTTGACCTTGGTACACATCATGTTCTGTGACGTGACTAAAGTTTACAATTCCTTCTACTTTGTACTCTGTTGCTGCCATAGGTAATTCTCCGTTGGTTAAACTGCGTTATACCTGATACTGCTAGGTATACTATTAGTATAGCATAGGTTGTCGCCCTTTGTAAACTTTATTTTCTCCTCATTGTTAGTCTTTGTTGCCTACGTCGTTTCTGTGCTTCGTTTAGGCGTTTCTTAATTAACTTTGCTTGATCCCTTATGGTCTTCTGTTGAAACAAAAGTTTCTCCTTCTGTTGGTCTTGTTCTAAAGTCATCCTATGAACCCCTAAAGTTTAACCTAAGTTAAGCCTAAGTATAAACCTTTAAGTTATTATTAATAATATAATAAAGTATATTCTAAGGTTATTCTTAGGTACTACTTAAGTTTTATTTTACACTAAAATTCTTCTAATGTCAAGAGGTCATTAGAAATATTTACTATGTAGTCGTCCGTGTCGTCTTCTAAGTAAGGACTATAGCCACTTCTTAAGCAGACTGTACACAAATCGTAGTAGTCCCCATGAGAATTCTTACGGACTGCTTCATAGTCTTCTAAGATTACGTTACAGGCTCTACATCTCATTACTTGAGTTCTCCTCTGGTTGGTCCTCTGTGGTGTCTAGTGGTAGATCCAGTTGTTCGACTAAATCACCTAAAGTTTGGTACTGTTTCCCGTGTAGTAGGTACATATTATTTCTCCCGTAAAGTTGTGAGTTGTTCGTTATTTTCTGTAGCAGCTTCTCTTGATTCTTCTAACAGCAAGTCGAGGGTATCATACTTGATGTCTTCTAAGTTGTCAATTAAATAAATGTTGTAGTTGTTTAGAGGCTGCCAAAGTCCGTATGCTTGGTTTTTGTAACGTATAGGTGTTATGTGTACGTCCTCCTCGTATTCGTCCTCAAGTCCACCATAACGCATGTACAGTTGTGTTTCTGCCTTGTACTCTATCAAGATTAAACCTTTGTCGATTGTGTCAGCCCAAGCCGTATAAGTTTTCATTGTGTTAACATTCCTCTTTTAGAAGTTGTTCGTAGTCCATCAACGCTAGGACTTCCATTTTATGCAGTATTTTACAGTGGAATTCGTAACCCTGTAACTCTGTCTCGTGTTCGATTACTTCGCTTGTTCCGTCGTCGTGTTCAATGAACCGACGTTTACAAACTACAGTGATTTCCGGGTCATACCACACGGGTTCTTCGCCGTTGGTTTCTTCGTTGATAAAGTATTCAAAGTCAAGCTCTATTATCTCTTCCGGTGTAACCCAAGCTTCTTCTAGTGTTAGCACGTCGTAATTACTTTTGATTCTCATATTATGCCCTCGCTATGATCTGGTTTAGTTCGTCGATGTTTGCCTCGGTTACAAAGAAACTTTTTGCTACTTTGTTAAGCTCTTGGCGTTTCTTGCTGTTTGATCCTTTGCGTGTTAATGATCCTATTGTACCAGAAGTGTTTAATGGTCGCAAGTCGTCTTTATCAAAGTCTGCGAATCTATCGGAAGCGATTATCAGCGTATCTTTTTTTGCGTGTTTGGTATTGAATGCTAGGGCAATCTTTAATTTGCGTGTAACTGCTTTCTTTAGTGCTGCTTTGCTCTGCTTGCTAAACATCGAACCGCTAAAAGTCACGTCGTAATTCGGTAACTTGTTACGTGATGCCATTGCCAGATTCTTTGTATAATCGTAGAAATTACAATTAGGACGCTGTTTTATGATATGGGACCAGTCAATATCTGATGTACCATTAAGGCGAAAGTAAACAATCTTTCCCGCCATTTGACCCGCTA